GCACCAGCACAGGTTCCACTACAACTGGTAACTCAACCAGCGCTTTGGACGCTACAGTGCAAACCACTGCTGCGGCTTTCCGTATTGTGGGCTTTGTTGAGGTTCAAGGCTTCTCGGCAATCGGCGATGCGTTCACTGATGTGTTGGTTAAGTTCAACCCCAGTGCTCACTCGTATTTAAACAACGTCGGTTTGTAAGGAGCTAAATCATGGCTATTTCACGCGCACAACTACTTAAAGAACTGCTCCCCGGATTGAACGCATTGTTCGGTTTGGAATACGCTCGCTACGGCGAAGAGCATAAAGAGATCTACGAAACAGAGGCATCTGAGCGTAGCTTTGAAGAAGAGACCAAGCTTGCCGGTTTCGGTGCAGCACCAGTCAAGAACGAAGGTTCTGCCATTGCTTATGACAATGCACAGGAAGCGTTCACGGCTCGCTACAACCACGAAACTATCGCTCTTGGTTTCTCCATCACTGAAGAAGCTGTAGAAGATAACTTGTATGACTCACTGTCTGCTCGTTACACCAAGGCTTTGGCTCGCGCTATGGCGTACACTAAGCAAGTTAAGGCTGCTGCTGTTATCAACAACGGCTTCACTAACTCGTCTCAGTACTACGGCGGCGACGGCGTACCTTTGTTTAGCACTGCACACCCACTGGTTAACGGTGGAACCAACAGCAATCGTCCCACAACTGGCGCTGACTTAAACGAGACTTCCTTGGAAGCCGCCGTTATTCAGATCGCCGCTTGGGTGGATGAAAAGGGTCTGTTGATCGCTGCCAAACCTCGTAAGCTGATCGTTCCTCCATCTTTGATGTTCGTTGCTACTCGTTTGTTGGACACTAACCTCCGTGTTGGTACTGCTGACAACGATATCAATGCATTGAAGAACAATGGTTCGATCCCTGAAGGCTATTGCGTTAATCACTACCTGACCGACACAAACGGTTGGTATTTGACTACTGACGTGCCTAACGGCTTGAAGCATTTCGAGCGTACTGCATTGACCAACTCAATGGATGGTGATTTCGACACCGGAAATGTACGTTACAAAGCCCGCGAGCGTTATAGCTTCGGTTGGAGTGACCCACTCGGAATGTTCGGCTCACCCGGTTCGTCCTAAGCCCTTGTGCTTGTAGAAAAGGCTCCTTCGGGGGCCTTTTTTATTGCTTGCACACATTTAAACAACGTGCTATATTTCAGCTAATCCGGGCTTTCCGGTGCATTAGACAGTCCCGGCTGACTACATACAGACTAATGCGCCTAACTTGTATGTAAGGAAATATCATGGCAAATACCACATTCAATGGCCCAGTTCGCTCGGAAAATGGCTTTCAATCTATCTCTACCAACGCAACAACTGGCGCAGTCACTGTTACAGCTACCCTTGGCACTGCTACTAGCGTAACAACTTTAGCGGCTACAACTGTAACAGCAACAAATCTGGTTTATACAGATCAGAATCACCCAACAACTGCTGCTATTAACGCAACAACTACAGCGACTGCTGCCCAAGTTGCTACTGGCTACATCACTTCTACGTCAGCCGCATCAACAGTTATTACTTTGCCTACCGGCACTGCTCTTGGCACTGCTCTTGGTGCAACTGCAGGGACTGTTATGGACCTGTACGTTGATAACACCGGTGGTGCAAGCAATGTGACCATTGCTGTTGCTGTCAATGGTATTTTGTCTTCTGCCGCCGTAGACACTGCTGGCAGTTTTGGTGACTTGACTATTACTGCTGGCGCAACAGGTCTTGGTCGTTTTACCATCATGTTCTCCAGCCCAACAACTTACGTGTTTACACGCACAGCTTAATTAATCTTGGGGGCTTCGGCCCCCGCATTACAGGAGATTGATTATGATGCAATATGACGTAAAGTCGTATCACAACACCGAAACAGGTGTAGCTGTTGCATATCGCACCCGCCTGAAAGGGGTTGTAGTTTCTCCGTCTACAACATCCACCTTAAATATAACGTTTGCAAACAATATTCCGGAGGCCGCTACTTATGACATCCCCGGAACTACAGTTTGTACTGTAACTTACGCTAATCATGGGCTTGCTGTAGGCGATAGAGTTGTCTTAAACTTTACCACTGGCACTGCTGTACCGGACACCTACACTGTTGTAACTGCTCCGACTACAAGTACATTTACTGTAACTACAGGTGTGCTAACAACCAGCGGTGCTGTAACGTTGTATCAGGATGTTCTTACTGAGATTGATTGCGCTACTGGAACCTCGTTCTACACGTTAATCCCCGGCGAAGGAATATTAGCCTCTGCAGGCATTTATGTCTTTCTTCCTGCTGCTACAGTAACAACGACCATATTTTACGGATAGGGCTGCATTATGACCATGCAAACTGATGTCCTGTCCTACCACGCAACAACGTCCAAGGTTGTTACTACTAGCCGTGTGCGCCTCAAAGCAATCACGGTATCCCCTGCTACGGCTTCATTGCGTAGTTCGGCTGTGGCTGACCCTACTGTATCCAAGACGGGCACATATGCTCGAACTGCAGCTAGTACCACTGTTACGGTAACAATTACAGCGCACGGGCTAGAAACAGGCGATAGAGTCTTTATGGACTTTACCACTGGCACAGCAGTGGACGGGGTTTACGCAGTTACCAAGACCAACGCAAATGTTTTTACTGTAACAACTGCCGCATCGACAGCAACTAGCGGAGCGGTGACGTTTTACAGCAGCATTTTGTTAGAACTTGATACGTACAACATTGTTGGTTTACCAATTAAGATTCCCGGCGAGGGGATACTTTGCAGTAACGGCATGTTTGTAGGCGTTGGCGGCTCTGTTTCAGCTACGGTGTTTTATGGCTAAGAAAACCCCATCCCTTGCAGTAGGTCGCGGTGAGAAGCTGCCGGTCTCTAAGGGGGCTGGGCTGACTGCCAAAGGACGTGCTGTTTACAATAAAGCCACAGGATCAAACCTCAAAGCGCCACAGCCGCAAGGCGGTGCTCGCAAGAAGTCATTCTGTGCGCGTATGTCTGGTATGCCCGGTCCAATGAAGGACGAAAAAGGCAAGCCTACCCGTAAGGCTGCTTCACTAGCTAGATGGAAGTGCTGAGGTAAAAAATGGCTAATAAAGAAGATGAAATTATCAATGGTTTAATGGAAGCAATTAAATCCAAAAAAGATACAGACCCCGGAATGACTCCACGTCGAGATGGTCGCGGCAGTACTTTTGGTGATGATCCCGGAATGACACCGATGAATAAGGTTGATAGGGAGGATATTGATTTTAATAAACTTCTTAATCGTGATGCGCCTCGTTCTAGTGCCTCTACAAAAAAGAAACCTTCTAATCCATATAATTTGAAAAATGGCGGAAAAGTTGCCTCCGCTTCTAGTCGTGCCGATGGTATAGCCCAGCGTGGCAAAACCCGTGGGAAGATGTGCTGATATGGAACTAAGCACAATTTGGTCGGCAGTACTTTCTGTTGTGATGGGGGTTTTTGGCCTATTCGTCAAAGAAAAGTTTGCTCAAATGAAAGAAATTGGCGAAGACACTAAGCGTGTCGAACGTCTTTTAAACATAACCCGCGAGGAGATTGCCCGTGATACAGTTACTCAAGCAGAAGTTCAACGAATTACTGACCACATTGACCAACGCTTTAACAAGCTTGAAGCAAAAATTGACCAGCTTATTCAAGCGGGAAAATGATGCCAAGTAGCTCTAAAAAGCAACATAATTTCATGGCTGCGATAGCCAATTCGCCATCGTTTGCTAAGAAAGTAGGAATCCCGCAGTCCGTGGGAAAAGACTTTAACGAGGCCGATAAAGGCCGTAAATTTTCTAAAGGTGGTGATACTATGGCTTCTAAAATGAACCCCGGCTTCATGGCAATGATAGCTAAGAAAAAAGACGGTAAAGCCGAAGGCGGTAAAGCCGACATGAAACAAGACAAATCCATGATGCAGAAGGCTGTGAACAAACACGAAGGCCGTTTACACAAAGGTTCGACCATGACTAAATTGGCTGGTGGCGGCACATTCCGTAAAGATGCTAATGGCGTAGCCCAACGCGGTTTAACCAAAGGTAAGCAAGTCACCATGAAGAAAGGTGGGATGTGCTAATGGCTAAAGCTCCAACCGTCAGTAAAAAAGAGCTAGAAGATTCTGGCTTTACGAATTTACGAGACTACCTCAATGACAAACGTGGATTGACCCGTAAAGGTTCTCCTATTGCGTTTAAACGTGCAGATCCAATTACCGCCGACTCTGAAAAAAGCAGAAGTCGAGGCAGTCGTTCTAGCGAGCCAGATATGTCTGAACGCGACGAACTTGGTAAGCAGATGAGTGAATCTGGCACTGATATGGCTATGGCACAGCGTGATGAAGACGCTGCTTCCAAGTTCCTACGTTCTGGCGAAGCTGGTAATGGACGTGGTTCATACTACAAGTCGGATGGACGAGCCGTAATCCAAAAGCAAAACGAAGCTGCTAATGAGATGAAACGTGAGTCTCGCGGCATGAAAAAAGGCGGAGCCGTTAAAAAGATGGCTTCTGGTGGCTCAGTTTCTTCCGCCTCTAGTCGTGGTGACGGTATTGCTCAACGGGGCAAAACTCGTGGAAAGATGTGCTAAATGAAATACCCTAAAGATGTCCCAGTGGACGAGCCTGTAGCCAAGCCAAAGCAGGCAAAGGCCAAGATGTACCCTGACTCAGTCCCTGTGGATGAACCAGTGGTAAAAAAAGCCAAGGGCGGATCCATCCGTGGCGGCGGTATCGAGTCCCGTGGCAAGACAAAAGGTAAGATGATTGCCATGTGTGGCGGCGGAATGTCGAAAGGAAAAAAATGATGTCCAGCCGTGGCATGGGTGACATTAACCCCTCTAAAATGCCATCAGCAATTAAGAAAGCCCGCCGAGACGACACTGCGTTTACACAATACGCAGATGGCGGTAAAGTGGGTTTGTACGCGAACATTCATGCCAAAAGAGCGCGTGGAGAAAAAATGCGTAAGCCGGGAGCTAAAGGTGCTCCTACTAACGCAGCTTTCTTGCAAGCCGCTAAAACGGCAAGGAAATAACAATGGCAACCTCCGGAACCACATCATTCAATTTAGAACTCACAGAAATTGTTGAGGAAGCATTTGAACGTGCTGGTTCCGAGCTTCGTTCCGGTTATGACCTAAAGACAGCTAGACGAAGTTTGAATCTTCTATTTGCAGACTGGTCTAATCGTGGTGTCAACATGTGGACGTTTGAACAAGGCACGATCACGCTAATACCCGGCGTTAGCACATATGCGCTACCTGACGACACCGTAGACCTTTTAGAGCATCTTATACGCACAGGCGCTAACTCCGTGGCGACTCAGGCTGATCTAACAATCACCCGGATCAGTGTTTCTACCTATGCAACCATTCCAAACAAGCTGCAACAGGCTCGCCCGATCCAGATTTGGATTCAAAGAATGGACGGTCAGACCAATTTAGTTGCCTCTACCGTCACCACGGCAGTCACAGCAACAGATTCAACAATTGCTTTAAGCAACATAAATCCCCTGCCATCAGCAGGATTTGTAAAGCTAGACAACGAAATCATCAGCTATAGCTCAGTTACCTCCACAGGTGGCACAGCCGGAACTCTGAACTTTTGCGGCAGGGCACAGCAAGATACCGCAGCAGCTACCCATATCGTAACAACTC